GGACAACGCAGGCGTATCCAGTGGTCCTCAGATCGTCATGAAGCCCAACGTCATCCAGCCGGCTGACAAGCAGTGGCAGCTATCTAGCCGCAAGATATGGTACGCAACCGATGACGTGGACGATGTGTCGAAAGCCTTTGCCACGTTCGAGTTCAACAGCCATCAGGCTGAACTCTCCGGCATCATCAAGATGGCGACCGAGCTAGTCGATCAAGAGACTGGTGTGCCGACCATCCTGCAAGGTGAGAAGGGCGCAGCGCCTGATACCGTTGGCGGTATGCAGATGCTGATGAACTCTGCCAACGTGGTACTTCGCAGACTGGTCAAGCAATTCGACGACATGGTCACACGTCCGCACATCCGCCGGTACTACGACTACAACATGCTGTACAACGAGGACGAAGAGGTCAAGGGCGACTTCAGCATCAACGCACGCGGCTCATCGGCTTTGCTGATACGTGACATCCAGAATCAAGCATTCCTGAACCTGCTTGCCGCTGGCGCGAATCCGATCTACGGCATGTACCTTGACACCGAGAAGCTGTTCCGCAAAGCACTGCAAGCGCAGCACATCGATCCGACGGATGTATTCAAATCCGAAGAGGAGATCGAGCAGATCAAGGAACAGCAGAAGGCCATGGCCAACCAGCCACCGCCACCTGATCCACGGATCGAAGCTGCGAACCTCCGTGCGCAAACGGACCTCCAGCGTGCGCAGATGCAGAACGAAGGCGACATGGCTGAGATTCAAGCACGTCAGGTCAAGATGCAGCAGGAAGCTGAGATCAAGATGGCCGAGCTACAGCTAACCCGTGAGATCGAGATGCTGAAGATGTCGAACGCGCAGAACCTGTCACTGGAGAAGATCAAGGCGCAATTGGCCGACACGGCGATCAAAGAACGTGGCCGCAAAGAGCTGTTCGCAGCCGAACAGGATTTGAAGATGCGTATGGGATCGGGGATTTAAACCATGGCCGCCGTTCTCCAGCGTGAACTCGATGCTTACCAAGATGCGATAGGCAAGTACAACCAAGAAGCACGCCGGTATGAATCTGCCGCGTCTAAGCACAATGAGGCAATCAACATCTATCGAAGCAGTTGGGTTACAGATAACAGCGGTAACGTAAGGGCTTACAACCCTGCGGAAGTGACGTACAAGGTGCCGCTAAAACCAAAGCATGTTTGGTATGACTTAGGGCGGCAAGGAAAAACTTACATGGCTGCCATGCGCAAGATTGCGGACAACGTCACGCAACAAGAAGCGCAGACCGCGCTGCGCGGAAACAACATGGTGAGCCCCAATTCTGCTACTAAACTGAAGACACCAGATGGTCGATACATATTCGCGCAAGCTCCCGGCGACTTCACCATGGAGCAACCCACGTCTCCGGGAGCTGCGCCTTCAGTAACAGCAGCGCAGTTAAAGAAACTTAATCAGCCTTCTCTGACCGACGTAGAGCGAACCGGTGGTTTGGGTTTGATCAGTAGCGCATTCAACTATTAAAGGAAACAGACATGGCAACCATTACACCTACAACCGATCGCAACACAGCAGCAGGCGCTACCCTCGTTACTTGGAACGCTATGGCGACCGGTGACGACGGCGCTGCTTTTGGTTTGAACGCAGCAGCCGACATCACCATCCAAGTCACAGGCACGTTCGGTGGATCGACAGTTACGTTCCAAGGATCGAACGACGGCACGAACTGGCATGCGCTGACCCAGCGTGCTGGCACAGCCAACATGGCCTATACCGCTGCGGCGAATCACACCTGCAACGAAATGCCTGCGTTTATTCGTCCGATAATTGCCGGCGGTACGGGTTCGGCTTTCAAAGTGACAGCCGCTATCTTCTATCGGTACGCAAAATCGCCGCTCTGATACGGCAAACTGCTGCAAAGCAATGCAAGGCTATGCAAACAAAAATGTTGCACAAATCCTATGATAAAAGGTAGAATTTTTGCAGGGACCCTGTGCCCAAAATTTTCATAAAGCCAGCCTTGAGCTGGCTTTTTTACTATGATCAATTTTAGTTCGCCAGAGTGGCATGCGATGCGTAAGTGGGCTGAAGAGCAGCTTCGCAAATGCCGCGACAAAAACGACGCCGTCAATCTCTCCGACATCGAGACGGCGTTGCTGCGAGGTGAGATTCGATTCATAAAAAGATTTCTCGACTTACCGAATGAGGTAACTCGGGGTGTGGTGGTTCAGCCGGACGAATAATCCCGCTTAACCGTTGTTTGAAGTCATCGAAAGGTGGCTTTTTTATTGGAGAGCAAAGTGGAAGAAAACCAACTATCACCGGAGGAAGCACAACAGCTTTGGGATGAAGAGGCCGCAAAACTGGATGCTGACGATCAGTCCGCAAACCAGCAAATGGCTACAGCACCGGAAGAACCGCTGCTGGAAGATGAACCCGTAGCTGAAGAAGCCGCACCGAGTGAGGAGCCGGAAGACCCACTGGCCAGCTTACCAGAAGCCGTGAGAGCGAAGCTTGCTCAAATCGACGAACTGGCAACGGCCAATGCTCAACTGCTGCACCATGTAAAGACTGCCGAGGGTCGTGTGGCCGCGATGCAGCGTGAGTTCCAGCAAGCCCGAGTGGCGCAACAGCAAGTTGCCCCGCAAGAAGCTCCGTCTCAGGGACAGATCGCGAATGCAGCCAAAAACCCAGAGAAGTGGGAGCAGCTCAAGGAAGATTTCCCCGAGTGGGCTGGAGCGATGGAGGAGTATGTCGCATCTAAGCTAGGGTCCGTTCAACCGCAACAGGGACTTGATCCCCAGCAAGTTGCCGCATTCGTGCAGCAGCAGGTTGACCAGACCAAAGCAGAGATGAGGCAAGCCATCGAAGAGGCGCGTGTGGATGGCAAGTACGAGAACTGGAAGGACACCGTGAACACTTTGGAGTTCACGCAATGGTTCACAGTACAGTCGCCGGAAATTCGGTCTCTGGCAAACAGCGACTCAGCGCGAGACGCAATTCGTATGCTGGACTTGTTCCACGAAACGAAGAAGCGTTCAGCGTCGGATATCAAGCAAGAGCGTGGGCAGCGACTTGCTGCTGCCGCGACAACTCGACCCGGCCAGACACCGCCGCCCAAGACATTGGACGACATGTCGCCAGAAGAGCTTTGGAACTACGAAGCCGCAAAGCGCGAAAAGACTAGAGCGCAGCGCGGGTTTTAACTTAATCAAATAAAGGAACAGCAATGGCTATTCAAAATTATTCAACCGTAGCGTCGCGTAACCTAATCCGCGCCGCACAAGGCATGCTTGAGCATGCACAACCCATCACCGTTTTGGGCGACTTCGGTACCCAGCGCGAGATGCCAATGAACTCGACCGACACTCTGGTCTTCCGTCGTACACTGCCTTTCGGTGCTTCGACTGTTGGTACCACGATTGAAGGTTCGGCACGTTATCAGGGCACACCGCAGATCACTGCTTCGAACTTCGTGCTGGCTGAAGGCGTTACGCCTAACAGCAACACGATCTCTTTCCAAGACGTGTCTGTCACCCTGCAACAGTACGGCGTTCTGTTCAAGTACAGCTCGAAAGTTGAGCAACTGTACGAAGACGACATCCCCGGCGAAATGGTCAAGCTGACTGGCGAGACTTTGGCCGAAGTGATGGAACTGGTCCGCTACGGTGTTCTGAAAGCTGGCTCGACTGTTGTTTACGCAAACGGCTCCAGCCGCTCTGCTGTCAACACCGCGATCAGCCTGAACGCTATCCGTAAAGCCGCACGTACTCTGGAGTCCAACCGTTGCCGTCGCGTGACTTCGCGTCTGGCCCCCGGCGTGAACTTTGGCACCCGTGCTGTGCAGCCTGCTTACATCGTGTTCTGCCACACCGACGCTGTGTCCGACATCCGTAACCTGCCCGGCTTCACACGCGTTGAAGAGTACGGTTCGTTCAAGCCAATCCACGATCGCGAAATCGGCGCATGCGAAGACTTCCGTTTCATCTCTTCGCCTTTGCTGACCAGCTTCGCTGCTTCTGGTTCCGGCACTCTGAACGGCATGCTGTCGGTCGGCGCTGCTAACGTTGATGTGTATCCGTTCATCGTTATCGGTGAAGACGCTTGGGGTCAGGTTGCACTGAAGGGCATGCAGGCTATCAAGCCTGTCGTCCTGAAGGCATCGCAGACTAACCACGCCAACCCACTGGGCCAGTTCGGCTACGTCGGTGCTTCGACATGGTTTGCTACTGTACGTCTGAACGACGCATGGATGGCACGTATCGAAGCCGGTGTGACCGCACTGTAATGATTAGCCGGGGCTACGGCCCCGGCGTCCATCTGAAAGGAAGACACCATGTCTGAGAGTATTAACCAGCGGATGGCAAAGGTACCGGACCTTCTCACCTCGCGTGAGATTCGTCCCCTGCTGATCGCCATTCTGACCGATATCGCAGCCCTGACTGCCAGCGTTAACCAGCTTATCGATGATTACGATAATGCTGTTACGCCGACCACAGCAGCGCCTGTCACCCCGACTCTTGAAGATTAAGGAGAAACACCATGTCATACAATATTGAACAAATTAACAGTGGCTTTCAGTCACTGACAGCGGCAGGTCTTGCTGAAGGCACTAACGCCAACACCTACAAAACCGTCAATACTTTGGCTTACACCATCAACGGTGTGTTCAAGTCCAAAGGCGCTACCGACAACGTCGCCATGACTGCGGCTGCCGGCACCGTTCCTCCTTCCAGCGCAGCTCTGTACGCTGTCTGGATCGACACCAGCGGCACTCTC